TTCAAAATTTGGCACAAATCCACTCCAAACCTATTGTATGATATTATCAGAAACATTGCAGTGATAATACCAGAAAGGGGAGAATACGGTGGGAGTAGATAAGAAAATATTGGAGCAGTATGTAGATGCATGTGAGATGATCCGGGAGACGGAGCAGGACATTAAGAGATTGAAGCGTAAGCGGCAAACGATTGCGACAGGAAGCGTAAAAGGTTCGATGAATGATTTCCCATACGCAGAGACACATTTCAAGATTGAAGGAACATCGTTCACATACACGGATGATACGCAATTGCGCATGGAAGAGAAACTGTTGGAAGAGAGAAAAGCCCAGTCGGAAGAGATCAAGCTGCAGGTGGAGCAGTGGATGAACGGCATACCGGTACGGATGCAGAGGATCATCCGGTATAAGTTCTTTGAGGGAATGAGCTGGGAGAGAGTAGCAGACAGGATAGGCAGAAAAGCAACCGGTGATAGCATAAGAATGGAGTTTAATAATTTTATGAGAGTAGCATAAAAGTAATTTCGTTTTTTTCGGATTTTTCGTTTTTAAAATGTTATAGTATAAACTGCAAGAAGTGAATTGAGAGAGCCAAGAGCCATTTGCTTTTTGCAACTCCCCCAACCCAGAGAAGGCGCCCGTTCAATGACGGGTGCTTTTTTGTATGTAAAGAAAAGGTAGGTGATGGTCCTTGCCAAAGGCAAAAGATGCGAGAGCGGACAAAGCCTTTGAAATGTATAAGCAAGGGCTTAAGCTAATAGAGATTGCAAACCAGCTCGGGATAGCAGAGGGAACTGTGCGGAGCTGGAAGAATCGGTATAAGTGGGATGATGGTGGTAATGCAACGTTGCAAAAGAAAGAAAAAAAGGAACGCAACGTTGCGAAAGGAAATAAGCAAGCGAAGAGAGCAAAGAAAGAGCCTGTTGCACATGAGGTTGAAGCAGTAATACAGAATACTGATTTGACCGATAAGCAACAGCTTTTTTGCATTTATTACATTCGTTGCTTTAATGCAACCAAGGCATATCAGAAAGCGTATGAGTGTGATTACGCAACCGCAGTGGTGGCGGGACCGAGATTGTTAGGAAATGTTCGGATAAAAGAGGAGATTTTTCAGCTGAAGCAGGAACGACTCAACAGAGAGTTCTTGAGTGAAACAGATATCTTCCAGAAGTACATGGATATTGCGTTCGCGGATGTAACCGATTTTGTGGAGTTCGGAAACGAAGAGATGGAAGTGATTCTGGATACAGGGGAACATAAAACTATCACAGTAAGCCATGTTAATATCAAGAATGATACTGATGTGGATGGAAGCATTATTTCAGAAGTGTCCAAGGGCAAGGATGGGGTGAAGGTAAAACTTGCCGACCGAATGAAAGCGCTACAGTGGCTATCCGACCATATGGACCTTGCAACGGATAAACAGAAAGCGGAGATTGCACTGCTAAAAGCAAAGGTGCAGACAGACGATGAGGAAGAGACTGCGGATGACGGATTCTTAGAAGCGCTGCAGGGAAGTGCCGCGGAGGATTGGATGGATGAAGAAAATTAAGCAGACATTCAAATTCAAGCCCTTTTCTAAGAAACAGCGCATGGTATTAAATTGGTGGTGCGATACATCACCAGTTAAGGATATGGATGGCATCATTGCCGATGGGGCAATCCGTTCCGGTAAAACGGTATGTATGTCGTTGTCCTTTGTGATGTGGGCGATGACACAATTTAACGGTCAGAACTTTGGTATGTGCGGAAAGACAATCGGCTCTTTCCGGCGTAACGTACTGTTCTGGCTTGAAGTGATGTTACGGAGCCGCGGCTATACTGTAGCAGACCATAGAGCTGACAATCTGGTCGTTGTGACAAGAGGAGAGACGACCAATTACTTTTATATATTTGGCGGCAAAGATGAGCGTTCACAAGACCTTATCCAAGGTATTACCTTGGCTGGGGTCTTTTTTGATGAAGTGGCGCTGATGCCGGAAAGCTTCGTGAACCAGGCAACCGGACGATGCTCTGTTGAGGGATCGAAGTATTGGTTCAATTGTAATCCGGATGGACCGTATCATTGGTTCAAGACGGGATGGATTGACAAAGCAACTGGATATCTGGGGAAAAAGAAAACACAGGAGATAAGAGAAAAAGCTGCAGCAGAGAACCGGGATCCGGGATTAAAAGAGATTTTATATCTGCATTTTACGATGGATGATAATTTATCTCTGTCGAAGAAAATCAAGGAAAGATATCGCAGTATGTATACAGGTGTATTCTACCGGCGGTATATCCGTGGCTTGTGGGCGATGGCAGAGGGCATTATCTACGATATGTTCGACACTGCCAAGCATGTGATATCGAATTTGTCAGATCTGGTCAACGAAAATTACTATGTATCTTGCGATTATGGTACGCAAAATGCCACGGTATTCCTGCTGTGGTGCAAAGAGCGTTCCGGACGGTGGGTGTGTTGCCGGGAGTACTATTATTCCGGTCGTGATGAGGAACGACAGAAAACAGACACAGAATATGCAGATGACTTGGAGCGATGGCTTGCTGGGATTAAGCCTGTCAAAATAATCATTGACCCGTCGGCAGCATCCTTTATAGCCGAGTTGAAAAAACGTGGCTATACCATAAAAAAGGCGAAAAATGATGTGCTTGATGGTATCCGGTTTGTAGCATCATTGTTAAACCAGGATCTGATAGCTATTAGTGACCAGTGCCCAAACACTATAAAAGAGTTTGGGTCATATATCTGGGACCAGAAAGCATCTGAGCGTGGCGAGGATAAACCGGTAAAGCTGCACGATCATGCGATGGATGCTCTTCGGTATTTCTGTTATACGATTATTCGCAAGCCGGGCGGCATCAGCATTTTAAAATAGAGGTGAGAACATGGAACTTGAGGTAATGAAAAAACTCATAAGAAAATACGAACCGGGACATACACGGTTTTCCTTGCGGGCGATGCAGGCGGAACGGTACTACCGGAATGAAACGGATATTCTGGTAAAAAACAAGCTCACAGACGAAAAAGAGAAAGAGGAACCCGACAATCCGTTACGTAACGCAGATAACCGGATCCCCCGGAACTTCCACGGGCTTATCGTAAATCAGAAAGCTGCGTACATGTTCACGGCACCGCCGCTCTTTGACATTGGGAATGAGCATGGAAATGAAGTCGTGACAGAAGTACTCGGTGATGAATACCGGAAGAATTGCATGGAGCTGTGCATAAACGCTGCCAATGCGTCAGTAGGCTGGATTCACTACTGGGAGGATGAAGATGGAGCATTCCAGTGGGCGGTAGTTGACAGCAAGCAGATTATTCCGATCGAATCTCATGATTTGAAAAAGAAACTGCTTGGCGTTCTCCGTATGTATGATGAAATCGACGAAGAGACGGGAGATACCTATGCAATCTATGAATACTGGGACAAGGAAAGCTGCTGGACATTCCGGCGGAAGAACGGAGACACCTTAGAGGACGGTTTACTTTATTACAACACTTTTATGGTGCCGGATTCCAGTGATTTTACAGCAGAGTATCGTCACGAATTTGGAGAAGTGCCGTTTATTCCGTTCCCGAACAATAACACCAATACGAATGATTTGAAAAATATCAAGCCGCTGATAGACGTATACGACAAGGTCTACAGCGGTTTTGTTAATGATTTGGATGATATTCAACAGCTGATAATTGTTCTGTCCGGGTACGGCGGCGCAGATCTTAACACGTTTCTGTCAGATTTGAAAAAATATAAGACCATCAAGGTAGATGGGGACGAGGGCAGTAACCCGGGAGTGAGCACGCTCAACATTGAGATTCCGATTGAAGCCCGCAACAGCGTGTTAGAAGCCACCAGAAAGGCTATTTTTGAACAGGGGCAGGGATTTGACCCACAGCCGGAGAACTTCGGAAATCAGAGCGGAGAAGCGCTTAAATTCATGTATTCGTTGCTTGAAATGAAAGCCGGGCTGACGGAGACGGAGTTCCAGCTTGGGTTCGCCCGTCTGGTAAGAGCGATATGCCGCCATGAGGGAATTGATTGCAAGAAAATCATCCAGACGTGGACCCGCACTTGTGTAAAAAATGACACGGAGCAGGCACAAATTTGCAAGGATTCGGTTGGGATTGTCAGTAAAAAGACGATTCTCAAAGCGCATCCGCTTGTCGAGGATGTAGACGCTGAATTGAAGCAGTTGGAGAAAGAGGCACAGGAAGCACAGGAGAAAGCAGATGCTTACGCCGGTGCTTTTGATGCATCTAAAAATAGCACTGAAACAGATAGCAATGAGAAAGCAGATGCCGAGCAGTGAAATGAGGTGAGTGCATGGGAGAACGGACAAGTGAATACTGGCAGGAGCGCTTCCGGCAGTTGGAAGAATCACAGCATGATACGTCCGTTCAGACCGTGCAGGAGATTGAGCAGGAGTTCCGGCGGGCAGAGCAGGCTCTTGACGGGAAGATTAACGCCTGGTATCAGCGGTTTGCTGCCAACAACGGCATTTCAATGGTGGAAGCCAGACGTTTGCTTAACAGTGAAGAACTGGAAGAGTTCCGGTGGGATGTGCAGGATTATATTAAATACGGGCGCGAGAATGGCATAAATCAACAGTGGGCAAAACAGCTTGAGAACGCATCCGCAAAGGTGCATATCAGCAGATTGGAAGCTCTCAAGGTGCAGACACAGCAGGAAATTGAAAAGCTGTACGGAAATTATCATGATTCCATAGACGAACATATCGCAAATCTGTACACATCCGGATATTACCATACCGCATACGAAGTGCAGCGAGGTATCGGTGTTGGCTGGCAGATGCAGAGCTTTAATCCGGAAAAGGTTAATGACATCATACATAAGCCCTGGGCGGTGGATGGACGCAACTTCTCGGACCGCATTTGGACGGATAAAACGAAGCTGATTAACAATATGCACGATTCCTTAACGCGGATGTGCATCACCGGAGAATCGCCGGATAGAGCTATACGGGAAATATCCCAGAACATGAAAGTGAGTAGATCACAGGCGGCGCGAATTGTTCAGACGGAATCAGCCGCTTTTTCTGCTAAGGCACAGGAAATGTGTTTTTCTGACCTTGGGGTGGAGGAGTTCGAGGTGGTAGAGACATTGGACAGCCACACTTGCCCCACCTGCGGGGAGATGGACGGGAAACACTTTCCGATGAAAGATTATAAGATTGGTGTTACCGTGCCACCGTTCCATCCGAATTGCCGGGGATGCACCTGCCCGTATTTCAACGATGAATTTACCACGGGGGAAAGAGTTGCGCGCGGGGCAGATGGCAAGAAGTATTATGTGCCGGAGAATACGACGTATAAGGAGTGGAAGAAATCGTTTGCGGATGGTAATACAGAGAAAGGAATTAGCGGCAAGTATTCACAAAAGACGTATGACAATAAGGTTGATGTAGGTTTTGTAAAGAGCACGGAGTATAGAAAGAAGTTTGAGAATCTTGATGAGAATGAAAATACTCAGAAGACAATATGGCAGAAAGCACGCGACATTTTAGTACATCGAAACGGAACTAATAAAGAAGATATGTATTTAATTAGTGTCATCGATGGAAAGATAAAAGGGAAAAGCGTTGCTGCAAAAGAAGATAATATAGTTGAGTATAATAAAAGCCTGAGAGATGCGGTAGAAATAGAACCAAGAGGAACACTTATAAGTATACATAATCATGGAACAAATATTCCTCCGACTGGAGCAGATTTTGCGTCAGCGGGTTATAGGGGATACAGAAAGGGAATTGTTGTATGTCATAATGGAGATGTATATGTATATGAGGTTGGCGACAAGCCGTTTTCCCAAAGATTATTTGATGAGACTGTTGAAAAATACAGAAAAAGTGGATATAATAAAGGCATAGAAGCAAATACAAAAGCGTTAGAGCAGTTTGAAATGGACTACGGAATAAAGTGGAGAAAATTATAATGAGCAAGAAATATTACGATGGTCCGGTGCAAGATACGGAACGAACTCTTGAAGAACTGGAAAAGGACATTGAAAAGGAAAAAAAACGGTGTGAAAAAATGAATAGTTGGGAAGACGCAGAATAATACCACCAGCCAATAACGGTTAGGTGGTATTTTTATACCCAAAATCAGAAGGAGGAATGATGAATCGAGAAATAATAGAGAACCAGATTATACTGTGCTTGGAGTTGCAGAAAAAGTGCGGAATTGAAAACATAGAAACATTTCTGGCTCTTAGTAAGCGCGTGGTAGAGCTTGATAAAATGCTAAGTAGTACGGAGGAACATCCACCAGATACGAAAACACAGAGCAAAGCAGAAGTATTTTAATAATAACAGGACAACCGGAAATTTATGAACCGAACGGCGTAGAGGTGACGCCAAGTAAGTTCCTCCGGCAGTCCTGTTTTTATATTGTCCGAAAGCCTTATGACGTTTAAACTGCGGC